ATGCAGGTGCTTACAAGCAGGTAAAGTCCATCATTGAGAAGATTGAGCGTGATGTAACTGAGCAATTAAATAAAGTTACTTCCAACGCTTAATAGCCAAAGCCCCTGTTTAGGGGCTTTACTTTTAATATCTTTTGCCAAATGGCTGGTAGGGTTGATATGGATCAAAAACCTGATTGGGATTGGATGGATATGCTGGAGGTGGCAGTAATGTTGGTAATGGCGGTATGGTTGGGGTTCGTATGGTGGAAGGGGTTTGAATCTGTGTAATGTTCCCAAACTGGTACGCGGATACTCCGTTAGAGCATTGAGTGAAGTTACCGAACTGGTAGCAACTTAATGAATTAGCTTTAGCCACTCCGTACAAAATAGCTGATCCTAAAATAAATAGTGTTAGTGCGTATCTCATAATCATTCTCCTATACCGTGATGCTTTTCTATTGCTCGGCAGTAATCAATTAGGCATTGCTGAGTTAGTTCCTCGGGATCGTCCCACGCTTTTCTCATTTCATCCACCGTCATCGGCTTCCTTGCTGACTCGGGTCTAGTGTAGAAAGGGATAGCTCCCGGTTCTGGGTGATAAAAAATAGCAGTGAGAACTTGTCCTGCCCCTACATACTGGAGTCTTACCCACGCCACAGGCTCATCTTCTGTCTTGGGTCTGGGTGGGTGGAGGTAGAAGGGTCTAATGTTTGTTCGATATTCGTTATCTATAGGCTTGTCTATGTCGGCTACTGGTTCAATCCCGTCTGACATGATTTCATCCCACGCCCATGCAAATGGCTCATCTTCTGGCTCGGAAGCTAGGTAGGTGCGGATGTCATCTTCAAGTTTTAAGGAACCTAAAACCAAAGTTTCTAAAGTATTGGCAGTTTCTAAAATAACTAGAGTCCTTCTCAACAACTCGCGTTCTTTGTTCATGTTTCCTCCCTCGTTAAGACATCTATCAAAGCTCTTACAAGCACTTTAGATTTTGCATCTAAATCATATAAATCAACTGAGTCTTCATTAAAAAGAATGATCTTACCGTTATCTTCAAGAAACCCAATAAGAGGGTCTATAGTAGCCATACTTCCACAGCTACCTTTTTCTATTTTTAGAATTGTGTTAGTACTTATGTTTGTTTTATGTGCCACTTGTTCTGCGGTTAACCCCAATGCTTTTCTTGCATTTTTAATTCGATTACTTAACTTTTTCATCCTTCCCCCCTCGCCTTGGCTAGTGCTGCTTGTGCTTTTAAGAATGCTTGTTTGCTTGGTCTACTCGATGCGTTTGTGCAAGCGGTATCCCACATCATTTCCAAAGCCTTATACATATCGGGCGCGGCGGCGATTAGAAACTCATCGGCTTCGCGATTTTTACCCCAGACCTCAGCTATCTCCATAACCATTCCACAAGTTTGATCGTATTCTTCGGATACTGGTCCAATCCCTTTATCTCCAACATACCAAGGACCCGGCGTGAATTTTGTTTCGCTCATATCTTCTCCTTAATCTTAGCTAGTGCAGCTCTGGCTTTTTTCGCTGTATGTCCTAAAGCTTCAACCAGTTCCGCTGTTATTTCCAAAGCCTCAACCAACTCATCAAATAGGTCAGCGCGGATGTATGGTTCTCCGTTCCACGAATGGACATCCGGTTTAATGCTGCAAATAAGTGGTGGTGAATCAGGCCAATCCACAAAATCAACCCAAATCTTCTTCGGTGCTTTGTTCATAAGTTATCCCTCCATTCCCAACCAAGACATAGCTTCATCATCTTTCTGTGAAACCAGCATGGTTTTTTCCTTAAGTAAAAACACATCCCTATGCTTTCTTTACCAATCCGGTAGCACCCTGCGTAACTTAAATAGTAAAGGTGGCTGAACACAATTTCTTCTTCGTTCATTCAATCACCTATAACTTCAGCTTTGATTAGTCTGCCATCCTCTCCTGAAAAGGTGAGTCGAATATTTGGGTTACCAGAAACAACACATTTACCATATCTATTTGTTCGCCACTCTTTCACGACATCCGGCGTAGGCTCTGGTTTTATGCGGAAATAAGAATAATCCATAAAACTTGGCGCTTCATTTGAACACCAATCTCTCCATATAGCGTCTCCATCAAATTTATACTGAATCTTCTTTCCATTGGCCCACGCAACAATTTCGTCATAATGTTTATGTCTTTTACTCATGGGTTTTGCTCTCTAAAATAATCTCTTCAATTTCTTCATAATCTTGCTCACTTAAGACCGGCATAATGTTTACCGTAACCAGATTTCCACCAATGGTTTTTAGCGTTACCCAAATGGCGTCAATCTCAACATCACCACCTTCAGCGGGTTCTTCCATCGTTGCTGGGTAATACTTAGTAATCCTACCTTCCACGTCTAACTCGTTGTCGTTCCAGGTTATTGTCATCATGTTTATTCACCGTCTCCAAAATACAAATCATAAGCAAACGTATTATCTTCAAACCCACCCGTCATTAAACCTTCTTTTAGATCAATGATTTTTTTACGCAACACATCCTTTGCAACAATCCAGCTATAACCGTCTACAAAAAGCTCGCACAATTGTCCTAGAGTGCAATTTCTACGTCTATACCACCAACTTAGGTCATAAGCCTGAACCGCATCATCTACGCGCTCACAGCCAATCTTTGCCTTGTTTTGATCACTCTTAAAGGTAAAGTTGATAAAGTATTTAAGTTCATCAACCATAACTGTTCTTTCTTTTAGCATTTCCTCCAATTTTGCTTTACGTCCATTGGTTGTTCTTTTTCCTGGCATTAACAACCCCATAGCTCTACCTCTATCTCTAACTGAATACTTTGAACGGTTTAATATTTTTGCCATGTTAGTGACTCCTTCATAGACCAATTGGTCTTCCATTATTTTATTCTCTTCCGGTGTCCATGTTTTTTTTCTCATATCAAGCACCTAGTTTGTTCTTTTTTGTTAGTAGCTTATCAATCCGATTCATGCACTGCTTTATTTGCCAAGACAAGATCCTTAAACGGATTCTTTTTATTATGTTCATTGGTTTTTCTCTATAGGTTAAACCTGCAATATTTACGGGTTCATAATCCATTTTAGTAACCCTGTATAAAGCCGACTAGCGCATAAACCATTACAGATAAAATAAACACAAGTTGTAATAATGTTTTCATCACAGTACACCTAGCGCTTTAGCAAAAGAAACCAGAATAAAAACTACACCACCACCAATAAGACCAATAAACATAGTTGCAATTGATAAAAATATAATCAGTCCCAACACGTCAGGGCATAGAAAAAACATTATTAAAATAATAATTAACCAGATCATGTTTGTGTCTCCGTTATGCGCCGTCCTTAGCGCGGGGTTATTAAAGTTTTTCAATCTCAGCATCAAATACCTGATTTACGAGTTCATAGTTTTCCTTTGTGCAGATCCCTAGATCTACTAAACAATCAACCGCGTTGTTTCGATAACCATCTAAAGCGTCTTCCAATGACTTAAATTCAGATTGCTGATCTATAGCTGCTTTAAAGTTCTTAATTGTCATTTCTGTAATTTGTGATTCGTTCATTTTTTTGTCTCCGTTAGGTGTTGGCCCCCGAAGGGGCCGTTAAGCTTTATTTGTTTAACCACTCTTCGTAAGTCAAAAGAGGCGCATTGTTTCTGGTAATGTCCCCGCCCTTGCCATCATCGGCAAAAGTTAAATAAATTTGATATTCATTATCATTAGATCCGCGTGACTGTGTTTGCCAAGTATCAAGTGTTTCTAGCTTCATTTGTCTGTCTCCAAGTTGGTATTTTTGTTGTCAGCCCCGTGGCTTGGATATAAGAATAAGACTACAACATATCAATGTCAACACTTTTTTCAATTATTTTTTATTAACGTAAATTTTTTATTTATTGTTAATAAAATCAACATTTTACATCCATAATTCATTCTGGACCACTTTAACTGGTTCTTCATTAAACAACTGACCTTGAGCATTAGCCTGTTCAATACGCTTGCAAGCAATATCAAAATACTTTGGTTCTTTTTAAATTCCTATAAATGTACGTCCCATTTGTATAGCGGCAACTCCTGTTGTACCGCTGCCCATGAATGGGTCTAAAACAGTGCCGTTTGTCCATTCAATAAAATGCTTCATTAAACCAATCGGTTTTTCGGTTGGGTGAAATTCATTATTTGTTCTTGAAAAATGCAAAACGTCAGTAGGTCGAGATTTAGGAAAATAATGATTTTGCATGGCATAAAAAAACGCAACTTCTGTTTGCCTTGCATGTTCATGGTTCAAATCACCCATAGACCAATTATTTTTTACCCAAGTAATCAGGCTTTTTGGTTTTGGATAATCCAAAATATTGTCCCAGCGACCAAAAGCATAAACAGAATGAAAACAATTATTTAATGCCCATTGAATAACTTGTACTGCAAGATCAGCATTATCATCGTTTGCAATTTTCTTGTGTTTATTTTGCCGATGATTTGACTGAAACGACATTCCATAAGGGGGGTCCATAATGACAGCATCAACCTTATCTAAGGTTGGTAATATGTCCATGCAATCACCCAAATAAAGTGTTGCGTTTCCTATTTCAACTTTCATCCAACCACCTCACCATCCAAAACATCTCTGATTGCTTCAACGGTATTATCAGAATGAGCGCAAGCAATCGGGTTAGCGATCAGCTCCTTACTACTAAACACATAAGCATCAGGTTCCCCGTTGCGTACTTCTTTATTGTCAATGATATAAACCGCTTCACCTTGAACCTTACTGACCGTCCTGGGCCAGGGAACTAGATCGGGGTGTAGCACATGCTGAGTGCATCCCTGTCTCTGCCATTCAACCGGCATCGGTTCATTATCAAACTGAGCGCACGTAAACTGGTCATCTTTTGTAGCTGTTGAATGAGCGCAGGTACGACAATTAACCTCTTTAGTTAACTTACTTTGATGGCAAAACTCCCATGCAGGGCAAAACTTGCACTCGTACCAACTAGGGTTGCTTGAGATTGGTTCAGGCATTGAATCAGACAAGGCAATGCGTTTACCTCTGTTGACGTAATACGTAGCCCTATCAGCGTCTAATTCGACAATCTCGGTATAGATACGGTCGTCATCTTTGCAGGTGGCGTAATACAGCGCTTGGGTAATTTCAGTGCCCAACATATACACTTGCATCTGGACCCAGTGCGTTAGCTTTGAAAGCTCAACTCCTTTTTTCTCTAGTTCATCAAATGACTTCTTATTGTGCGTCTTAAACTCAACCACAAAGCGCTTTAACTCATGATCCGGTAAACCACCTTCTAATATTCCATCCAGGGAACCGGATACGTTAGAACCGAACTCCACCCGCTTCTGGGCATGGCTGAATTTACAACCAATGGCCTGTAAGTCTTTGATAGCTTGTAGCTCCTCCAGCTGGCCTCTTCTGAAAAGACGCAGTATTCGTCCACTAAGTTTGTCCACCACAGCCCACCTAAAGGATAACCACAGCCATCTATCACATGGATGTCCGAGCGTGGAGCATCCCAGGTGACTACGCGGTGGTTCTCGTAAAGATTCATGGTGAGCATCTATTAAGGTTTGAGTGTTCATGTTTTTTTAGCTCAAAAAAAGAGGCGGCCATTAAGACCGCCAAGAGGGAGACAATCGTTATTTTACCCAGGGTGGGTTAGCTTTAGCCGTAGACGCTTTCTTAGGTGCAGGTTCTGCTCCTAGATCGCTTTTGAGATCCGAAAAGGGTGATTTAGGTACGCTTGATGGAACTGCTCTCCAGCCTCGCACCTCATTAGCATCAGGATAACCCTCAGACTTACGCACCTCAACCTTAATTTGCAATGTATGACCCGACAATTCATCAGTATCACGCAAGCGGTCCAAGCCAATAGCCCTAAGAATTTGGCCTAATTGCTCATGACCAATTTGTACCGCGACTGGGTTGTCATTAGCGATGTTGATGTTTCCAAACACAACACGGCCTACATGTTCCGGACCTGTGATGTCATACCTAATGTTGATCATTTCACCACCTTTCTTAGTGGGTCTGATCTCAGTGCGCATCATCATGGCCGTGTACCAACCGGCAGGGATCGGAGTAAAGTCGTTATTGCGCTCTTCGCGCTCAGGTACTGATGAGAGTTCAAATACGTTGTTTAATAATGCCATTGTTATTCACCTGTTGTTGTAATTGAAAAAGAAGGACGTCCTGGTTCCATTGTGATGGCGGCGCTGAGTGTATGTATCATCTTAGGATCAGCGGATTTCCATGCTGATTGGATCACTTCAGGTTTCCACCTAAAAAGATTAGCCAACTGATCAGCATAGCCGTTTTGACCTGCAATTGCTAAAAGCTTTTCAGAGTCAATTTTGCGGTTCATCCTGCACACAGCTTTAATGGTGTATACATTATCTTTGTGTGAGATCGTCCCTTCATCTTGCTCCTGTATTTTCAGATGTAGCTTTAGCTGATCCTCGATAGCTCTGCGCTTTTCTACCGCCACCCGCTCGGCTTCCTTTGCCGTGATCCATTCAGTGGCTAATCTATTTATCATTATTTACCTCCAATCTTTTGTATGATTGTTCCCAAGTCAGGTGCTTCCCATGCGTCTAGCTTTCCTGAGCGGTCCTTAGCTAACCAAAGCCCGTCAGAGTCACACATCAACGCACGAGTTGACTCACCGTCCGCGTTTTTTTCAACTCTAAGCGCAAGCACTTCATCAAAAAAGTACGGAAGCAATTGTCCAGTCTTGTTACCAGGCATAGAAGGCGCATACAGAATACGTCCCATTTCATCTTGGGACTTATCAAGCTTGGCGGACATGTATACATGGCGATTCGGAAGATCACGGAACGAGCGGATAATGTCCGTCATAGCTTCCTGCATAGCCCCATACGCTTGTCTAGGATCTTTCGTTTGCTTTTTCTCCGTGTTAAGAACCACCTCTGCAATCTCACTGATTGAATCGAGTGCTACAGATTGATAACCTTCTGCTTCCTTAGATTCAGTCAACCACCCATAAGCTTCTGTAAGGTCCGTCATCGAACTAATCTCTATAAATGGTATGTCAGCATCCGCAATAGATAATAGACCACCCTCAGCGCTTAGAACAATTGGTTGAGGTAAGGTAGGTATAAGCGAAGTTTTTCCGCCCCCTGCTTGTCCGTACACGAGCAATTTAACCCCGTTGGCGTGTAAACCAGCGGTTGTCTTTAGATTAATAGCCATCAGGCTTGTCTCCATTTATGTCACGGTTTGCACGATGCAAGTTGTGACGACAGTTGCTATTCTAGTGGTATTCGTCTATGATGTCAACAGTTCATTAACATTTTTTAACAGAGGAATTATATATGATGACGCTTGAGCAAATTAGATACGCTTTATCAGATCGGCGCTTATTGTTAGTTGCAGAGGCTACAGGGCTTCACTACAACACGGTAAAAGACATTGCGAAACGGCGCACTCTTAATCCTTCTTATGCGGCTGTGAAAGCAATCAGTGATTATTTGGAAGGACGCAAGAATGATTATTGATAAAGATACAGGAGAACTCTTAGAAAGCCTTGACGGTATCTCGGAAGAAATACCCGATGCTATGTTACACGCAAAGCGGTGGCTCTTATGGAAGGAAGTCCCACATCCTGTAGTTGGTAAGAAGCCCAGAAAGGTTCCTTTCTATATCTCTGGTTTCACGCGCAAATCAACCGATACCGATGAGGACTTGTTTGAACTAGCTACCTTCGAACAAGCATCAGATGCTATTATCAATAGCCCAGAACCTTACGCGGGTTTAGGTTTTGCACTAGGACCTGATGGAACAGGCAACTATTGGCAAGGTATCGACTTTGACGAAATCTCTAAACACGCACACCTCCAAGTGCTTTGGAACGACCTACCGGGCTATGTTGAATCCTCACCAAACGGTGATGGTGTACATGCCATTAGTTACGGTAAAGAATTTAAGTCTATAGGATCAAGCAAGGAAGACGGTATAGAGGCTTATTCTACAGGGCGATTTTTTACGGTTACAGGTGCAGCTCACAGGTGCGAATCATTTACTGATCTAACTGACTTCGTAGAACAGGTTCTAAGGCCGTATGAGGCGCGTAGAGCGAAGAACGTTAATCAGACCATTAATCATGGTGAGCATAACTTATCACCCGCTCAGGTGGCTGATATTCGTTCAGCGCTTACACGAATCAGATCCGATGATTACGATACTTGGGTGCAGTTTGGCCTAGCGCTTAAAAAACACGGTGATGACGGGCGCTCTCTTTGGTTGGAGTGGTCACAATCGAGTGATGTTTATGATCCGGCTGAAGCTCGTAACAAATGGGAAACTTTTCCCATAGATACGAAGAACGAAATAGACTACAGGCACATTCTTAAAGAGGCTCAGAGCTTGGGCTGGGTCAATCCTAAGTCAAACATTAATCAACCCATCGTTCATGATCCTATCTATGATGAGCCTATAGGGAATCGTTTTTTCAGCGGGAACTTTGATTATATTGAATATACAGTGGACGGATTTATCGGTACAGGCGTGACCGTCATAGCAGGTGCAGCCGGTGTTGGTAAGACCAGTGCTGTGGTTCCTATCGCTGCTATTGTTGCTGGTTTATGGAATGTCCCTAACATCAACATTGTGTTACGCAGGAAAGTTATCTACGTCACAGAAGATCCTGGTCAGTTAAGGCGTATCGTAAAAGGTATGATGATGAGCGCGGAGAACGTGGCTCCTGCATCAGAGTTTGATGAGTGGTTTCATGTGATCCCTGCGAACAGACGGAAACCGGAACAATTGGCTAAGTCTATAGAGTTCTGGCGTGAGCGCTATTCATACGAAGCGGAAGCCAACCAGAACCATTACATGATTGATCCTTTGATTATTTTTGATACCAGTAACGCAACGATTGACCTAGACAATGAGAACGATAACGCGGAGATCGGTAAAGCCATAGGTTCGATTAAGAAAACGCTTAACGGTGGTTCTATGTGGCTCATAGCGCATCTGGCAAAAGCAATCACACGCACCTCTGCGCCTGATGAACTTTCACCGAGAGGTGGCGGTGCTTGGGTAGGTGACGCGCATGGGGTGGCTTTTTTAGTTAAAGACGAAGATATTCCCGATAAAAGGTTTTTTGTATTAGGTAAAAAAAGATTTGAAGCGGCTTTTAATGAAATGGAAATGGATACTATTACTGGTAATGAAACAGTATCAACGCCTTGGGGAGAGATTCAAGATATAGTATATAGGTTCGGTGTCCCTCAGCCTTTATTCGGTGATGATTCGATGGAAGCTAGGAAGGCTGAAGTATCTGTTCGCAATAAGAACATGGATGATTCAATGCGCTTAATAAGGGTATTAGACTATATTAAAAGGGAATGGAAACAGGCAATGGATGAAGGTCTGTACAGCTTTTTAGGTGTCAGTACGAACAAAATTTACGAAGATATTGGAGGGAAAAAGACGTATTTACTAGAGGCGCTTGCAGAACTGACTGATGCACAAAAAGTAGAAATTAACGTGCAAGGCGAGCATAAAAACGCAACAAAATACTATCGTCCAGCAGGTGAAAAATGAGGTTGTTCCGTACATTGTTCCCATTGTTCCGTAGTGTTGCCGAACAATGAAAAACCCTACCCGATGATGGGGGCGTTAAGCCCCACATCAAGGGGGGTTGTTCCGAACATTTTTTCCTATAGGACGGAACAACTACCAAAAGGGTCTTTTTAGGAGGTCAAAATAGAGGCAAATTTCGTTGTTCCGTTGTTTGTTGTTTCCGAGGATTTCAGCATGATTGAAATTGAGCTAAATTATCCACCATCAGCGAACCGTTACTGGCGTTGTTTCAGAAATCGGATGGTTCCATCGAAAGAGGCGATGGAGTTCAAAAGGCACGTTAGGAACACAGTGCAAGCATCCGACTATAACTTGACGGTTGATGAGCTGATGGTCATAATAGAGCTACGGCCAAAACTGACCGTTAAGGGTGAGGAGTCAAAAACCTGTATTGATATTGATAATGCGTTAAAGGTAGTTTTAGATAGCTTGCAGGGTATTATATATGAAAACGATAAACAGATTAAAAAAATAATTGCTGAGTATGGATACCCAGTCGTTAATGGTGGCGTTAAAGTTAAAATACTTAAATTCCAATGACAGAAAAATACCAATCTGAATATATGCCGGTGTGGAAAAGAATTAGTTATTATCCACCACCAAAGGGAACTAAAATACTTTTACGTTTAAAACACGGAACAGCAATAATTGGGCAATACTATGACGAATCAGGAGCAACTCATTGGGCAGGTCTACCAAGACTCTCCAAAGAAGACAAGGAAGAGGAACTTAGAACTTGTGGGTAAGTCGTTTGGGTATTGGACCGTCATTGACGATCAAAAACCGTATGAGAACGGCAAAAAGGTAGTGATAACAAAATGCAGGTGCGGGACGGTAAGAAGCATCTTAGCGCAGAACATTTTGTCCGGCATGAGTAAGTCATGCGGGTGTTACCATAAAGAGCAAGCAAGTAAGTGGGCTAAAGCGCATCATGAGGCCCGTAGAGAGGCGAAAAAGTAGATGGATATGGCAGAGTACCAATTGTTAGCAAAACGCACATCTAAGGACCTAGGATTTAGAAAGGGACTGGTTCATGCGGCACTGGGTTTAACAGGGGAAGCTGGAGAGTTTTCCGATGCTGTGAAGAGGTTTGAAATATATGACCACAATATCGACCGCGATAACCTGCGTGAGGAGATTGGTGACGTTCTTTGGTATTGCGCTTATGCTGCTTCTGTCCTGGGAGAGTCTCTCCAGACAATCGCAAGAGAAAACATTGAGAAGTTAGCTAAACGCTATCCCGAACAGTACACAGATTACAACGCTTTGCTTAGGTTAGATAAAATCGACCATTAAAGGAAAATTCATGAGCATAGATAATGCAACTCAATCAGAATGGGATATAGCTTGTGAGTCTTGGGCTAAAGCTTCTGTAAGCGAAAAGATAGAGGCGATTAAGAAAAATCAGACGAGAAAAACTGTAAATGCTGAAGATGTTATTATGCAACTATTGACATTTCAAGAATATTGTGGCTATGTAAGGGGTAGTTTCATTAAAGCATCTATCAACAAAGATTATGCGGCTTATGATTTATTTAAAGAAAAAATAGAATATGGTTATCGTTCCAAGGATATGCCAAAATTGTGAGTTCTATGATCTCATGCGATACGATGCTAATTCTGGTTGTTGTGTTCTTGATCATCATACAATTGAAGAGCCAATGACCGTTTCAAACACGGATTCGTGTGATCAATGGTTTCAACGCAGTGAAGATGACTAGCACAAAATACGCAAGGCTATGCAATTATGGCTAAAACTAGCACATCAGGACAAGGAAGGCCAAAAGGCGTCCCAAACAAGGCAACACAAGATGCTCGGATGGCTATTGCTCAGTTTGTGGACAATAACGCTCACAGACTAGAAGGCTGGCTTGATCAAGTAGCTCAAGAGAACCCAGAAAAAGCATTTCAGCTATTTCAATCTGTTGTCGAGTATCACGTTCCAAAACTAGCCAGGACAGAATCAACCGTGTCTGGTCCTGATGGCGGACCAGTTCAACATTCTTTGAAGGTGAACTTTGGAGACTGAAGTTAAGTTTCCTCCTAAATTTCGTTCAATCTTTTCAAAGTATAGAACTAAGTGTTACTACGGAGGCAGAGGTTCTGGCAAGTCTTGGGCTTGTGCTAGGGCTTTTCTTATACAGGCAGCTCAACAACCATTGAGGATTCTCTGTGCGCGTGAAGTTCAAAAGTCAATCAAACAATCGGTACACACACTGTTGGTGGATCAGATCCAAGAGATGAATCTCGGCTATTTTTTTACCGTGACTGAAACCTCAATAAGAGGTAAGAACGGATCAGAATTTAGCTTTGCAGGTCTTGCAAGCCATACAGTTGAATCAATCAAATCCTTTGAGGGTGTTGACCGCGTTTGGGTTGAAGAGGCGCAGACTGTATCAAAGAAGTCTTGGGATATTCTCATTCCTACCATTCGTAAGCCTGATTCAGAGATATGGATCACTCTAAATCCAGAACTTGATACCGATGAAACGTACAAACGGTTTGTGATTAATCCACCACCTGATTCATTGGTGGTCAAAATCAATTGGGATGATAATCCCTGGTTCCCCGAAGTGCTTGATAAAGAGCGCTTACATTGCATGAGAACCAATCCCAAAGATTACGAAAACATCTGGGAAGGAAAGCCCAAAACAGTTGTTGATGGAGCAATCTACGCTGATGAATATCAGTATATGTTTGATCAAAACCGCATAACCATTTGCAACCATGATCCCATACTTAAAACCCATGCTGTATGGGACTTAGGCTGGAATGATTGTATGTCAATCATTATTGTTCAACGTTCTGGTTCTGAGTGTAGGGTTATAGATTACATTGAAGACTCACACAAGACGCTTGATTGGTACAGTACAGAACTAAAGCATAAGCCATACAATTGGGGCAAAATGTGGTTGCCACATGATGGTGTGACTAAAGATTATAAGACAGGTAAATCTGCTCAGGAGCTCTTAGAGGCTATGGGTTGGTCTACTGAGATTATCCCTGTAGGTGATATTGAACATGGGATAAAACTGGCTAGGATGCTGTTTCCAAGACTATGGATGGATAAAGAGAAAACAGCAAGATTGCAAGAGTGCTTGAAGCGATACAGACGCTCAATCAACGCAAGAACAGAAGAGCCAGGAAGCCCTTTACACGATGAATATAGTCACGGCGCTGACGCTTTCAGGTATTTAGCAACGTGTATTGATCAATTGAAGAACGACAACATAAAACGCAAGCGCATAGATGATGGTATGCGTGGCGGAAGCTGGATGAACTAAACAGGAAATACAATGGCAAATCTTGACGCTGATAGCATATACAACGATCTAGGTACAGATGCAGACGAGGGAACTGAAACCTCAGAGATTCTGGAGACTATTAAGAAGCGGTTTCAGACCGCTTTAGAGTTTACAGCGCAGAACCGTCAAGAAATGTTAGATGACATTAGATTCGCTCGATTAGGTGATCAATGGCCGGAGAGCGCGAAATATGATCGCAATAGACCGAAAAAAGAGAGACCCATGCTTGTGGTCAATCGCCTGCTTCAATTCAGAGATAAGGTGGTCAATGAAATCAGACAGAATACTCCATCTATTCGCATTAGGCCTGTTAACGATGGCGCTGACCAAGATACTGCTGACGTTCTTATGGGGCTTATACGTCACATCCAAGACAACTCTAACGCAAGTATTGCTTATGACACTTCCGTAGAATGGCAGGTCGATACAGGTCTTGGTTACATCAGGGTCAGAAACGATTGGATTGACGATACAAGCTTTGATCAGGACATATTTATTGACCGTATTCCTGATCCATTTAAGGTTTATATTGACCCTCACAGTAAAGCCCCAGATGGCTCTGACATGGAGTGGGCAATCATAGCTGAAGAAATCTCAAAGGATGAGTTCAAGCGCATGTATCCAAACACGCCTGAAACGCAATGGGATTCAGCGGGTAATGGCGATGCACAAGGATGGTTTACGCAAGACTCAGTGCGTGTTGCTGAGTATTATTATCTTGAACATGAAGAGAAAGAAATCACTGATCCAGAATCGGGCATGACAAGGATTGCAGACGTCAAGCGCTGTATGTGGTGCAAGGTTACAGGTGATACGATCCTAGAGCAGACAGAAATCCCCTCCAAATTTATTCCAATCATTCCTGTTGTGGGACATGAGCTATTCTTACAGGGCAGAAGGTATCTAGCAGGTCTTGTTCGTAACGCTAAAGACGCTCAGAGGCTCTATAACTACTATTTATCAGCTAATGCTGAGAACGTAGCGCTCTCACCAAAAGCGCCGTTTATAGGCGTTGCTGGACAGTTTGAGACAGATCCAAACTGGGGTAGAGCAAATCAGGAATCAATGGCGTACTTAGAGTATGATCCAGTCAGTATTGCAGGAACGCCTGTAGGCGCTCCACAAAGATCACAACCACCTCAAGCCTCAAGCGCTATCATGCAAGCCATTCAGTTGGCTGAGAACGATATCATGCAGAGCATGGGTATCTATCAACCTAGCTTGGGCGCTCAGTCTAATGAGGTTTCCGGCAAAGCTTTGTTCTTGCGTCAAAAGCAAGCCGACACAAACACGTTCCACTATCAAGACAACCTCAACAGGTCAATTAGACAAGTGGGACGAATTATCCTTGATATGATTCCTAAAGTTTATGACAGACCTAGGGTAGCCCGTATACTTGGAGAGGACGGTTCTCCGAGAACAGTTAAACTTAATCCAAACCTTCCCCAAGCATCAGCAGGAACAGATAATCCTGCAATTGACTCTATCTTTAACCCGACAATTGGGCAGTATGATGTCGTCTGTGATTCTGGCCCAAGCTATGCAACTAAGCGAGATGAAGCATCCCAAATGATGTTGACTCTGACGCAAGCTAATCCAAGCCTGTTTGGTCTGATTGGTGACTTAATGGTCAAAAATATGGATTGGCCTGGTGCTGAAGAGATCAGTCGCAGACTGCAAGCAATGTTACCGCCACAGATTCAACAGGTGAATCAAGCTGGTGATAAAGCAGATCCACAGTTGTTACAGGCTGAACAGGCTATGAATCAATTAGCTCAACAGATGGAACACATGAGCGCAGAGATCCAAGACCTAAGACAAAAGAAATTGCTTGAAATACAGAAGATGGAACGTGAATGGTATGACGCTCAGACCAACCGCATGAAAGCTGATGTTGAAGTTATGAAAGCTAACTTGGACATTAACAGACAGGCTGCTATGGACGCAGCTATGATCATGCAATCAGGCGCTCAACAGATGCCGGAAGAAGATGCAGAGAATGAAGCGCTAGAAGAAATGGTTATGCAGGCGCCTCATGCACAGTATGCAGGTGGTCAGCCACAAGGCGCACCCGCAAAACCGGCTTCAATGCCTAGAGCATCTAGGAAGACAGCAGGAGCCATGACTAAAGAGCCAAACATTGAAGCGTTGGCAGGCGAAAAGAAACCAGACGAAGAATTTAAACCATAAGGAGCAATTCCCAAATGAGTGAAGAAAATGACGTTCAGGCTCTCTCACCAGAGCAACCAGAAGTTGAAGCAACCGCTTCAGAAGAGGTAACTGAGTCAACAGAAGGCGAAGCTACCGAAACTGAAGCAAGCGCTCAAGATAAACAAGACCCGTGGTATAAGCGTAGGATTGACGAGCTAACCAGAGATAAGCACGAAGCTAGAAGACAAGCAGAGCGCTTAGAGAAAGTTCTAGCACAACAGGAGGAAATGCTTCAACGGTTACAACCAAGGAATGAGCCAGAAGCACCTAAGTTTGCACCACCAAACCCAGCAGACTTTGCAGGTGGACAGTACGATCCTAGGTACATGGATGCAATGATGCAGTACACCAGAGTCTCTGCAATCGAGGAAGCCAAGCAAGCAGTCGCTGCGGAGTATGAGCAAAGAGAACAGCATCAGAAAGTAGCGGCTCAACAAGCTAAACTTGAAACCGCTGAAGCAGCCGCAAGAGCAAAGTATCCTGATTATGATCAAACTATTGAATCTATTACATCTGATCCTCGCTTGGCTAATAATGCTACCATTCGACAGGCGCTTCTGGGTCTCGATAATGGCCCTGATATTGCTTATCAGCTTGGACGCAATCTGGATGTGGCTTATGAGATAGCTGGAATGAACCCCATCCAAGCAGGTATGAGATTAGCCTCTCTGATTAGACCTGATAGCACAACAAGGACAGCACCCACTCCGATTAAGCCCATTACAGGCACAGGAGCCAGTGCAGGTAAGTTAGACCCCTCAACTATGTCAACCAAAGATTATATTGCTTACATGAACAATAAAGAGCGTGAAGCAAGAATGGGTCGAATCAAAAGGTAATAGATTAGCCGGTATAGCTCAATTGGTAGAGCGCTTCACTTGTAATGAAGAAGTTAAGGGTTCAAGTCCTTTTACCGGCTCCACTTTACATGTCAAATAAATTATGGTATATAGTGAGTACGTCTTGTAAACTTTAGCCGGTTTACTTGTCAGGCACAAATCTAGATCATTCGAAGGAACGGCTCCCATCTGGAAAAAACTTTAGGCTAAAACCCTTTATTTTTTTTCGTTTAGGAGATTCCTATGTCTAATCAATTGCTTACGATAAGCATGATTACGAATGAAGCTCTGCGGGTACTCACCAACCAATTGGTTTTTACTCGTGCAGTTTCGCGTCAGTATGACGATAAATTCGCAATCGAAGGCGCTAAGATCGGTACAACCGTTAACTTGCGTAAACCCCCACGTTATGTTGGCCGTACAGGTCCAGCACTTCAGGTTGAATCCTCTGTAGAAACGTATGTTCCGCTGACGCTGAACACTCAGTTTGGTGTGGATATGGCGTTCACTACGCAGGATCTCACAATGAACATTTCAGACTTCTCTGATCGTTTTATTAAACCAGCCATTGCTGCTGTTGCTAATAAGATTGATTATGATGGTCTGCAACAGTTCCTTAACGTGTACAACATGGTGGGAACACCTGGTGTACTTACAGGAACACCTACACAGGCTCAGTCAACAGCGGCTATTCTCGCTGCTCGCGCTAGGCTCAACCAAGAAGCGGCTCCTGTCGATGAAGAAAGACACATTATTGTCGATCCAACAGTCGAAGTTGGAATCGTTTCCGGCCTCACCAACCTGTTTAACCCACAAGGCACAATCTCACGTATCTTTGAAAAAGGTGCGCTGGGCGACTCTACTCTTGGATTCAACTTCGCGATGGACCAGAACGTAGGTCAGTTCACTTCAGGCACGTTTGATTCAAACGTCAACAATATCAATGTTTCTGCTCAGGCTGGTGGATCAGTGCAGACCAATGCACAGACTTCATTTGGTCTTACGGCAACGGTTGATTCCGGCGTTACTTTGACACAGGGAACTGTATTCACGATCCCCGGCGTTTACGCGGTTAACCCACAGAATCGTCAATCTACTGGCGCTTTGCGGAACTTCGTATTGACGTCTGCGGCTACGGGTACGGGTTCAGTTCAGACGCTTCAGGTATTCCCAACACCTGTATTCAGTGGTCAGTTCCAGAACGTAACAAGCGCATCAGGTTCTATCCCTGCGGGCAAAGCTACAGTTATCTCTGGTAACGCTGGCTCAACCTATCCAAACGCTATTGCGTTCCATCGTGATGCTTTTGCATTTGGTACGGCTGACCTGATCCTACCACAGGGTGTTGATATGGCTGGCCGGGCTGCTGCTGATGGCGTGTCCATCCGCTTGGTTCGTCAGTATGACATTAACAGCGATCAGTTGCCTTGCCGTTTGGATGTTCTTTATGGGTGGTCCACCATCTATCCAGAACTTGCAACTCGAATCACTGGTTAAGGAGTAAATATAATGGCTACCCCAGTAATTAATGTTAATCCAGGCCCGAATATCGTCACTCCTGTTATTCAGCGTGGCGCTTCGGTTGTTTCTATTCCTTCTCCAATCGGCGTAGTTATTACGGCTAACGCTTCTGGAACGGCAAGAGTTCCCGTAAACGGGGTTCTTCCTGGTGATGTTGTCGTGATTTCGCCTAGTTTTGCTCCTGCAACAGGGCTGAATCTCGTATCTTCATGGGTTGACTCTGCCAATTCTGTAACAATTGCTTATGTCAATTCAACAGCCGGGAATCTGTCTCCAACGTCAGATACTTACCATGCTTACATTGTTCGCGGATACCCTGTTGTTTATGACTTCGGTGTAACCATCCTGAACAACTCAGGCGTTGTTGCTGGCTCAAACCCGTAAGGGTTAACGGAATAGGGGAGGTTCGCCTCCCCTTATTCTTATATAGGTGAAAGCTATGGCTAGACCAAAAAAGATAGATTCAGATGAAATCATTGAATCTGTTGCAGAAGTTAAAAGACTTCCAGAATTTAAAATTACTCGCGTCTATGATCCAACATCCACGCTCCCGCGTGAGATTGACGCATATTCTCAAGACGAATTAGACCGACTACTTGCAGGTGGTTGGGCTTTACTCACTGAATAGGGCAACACATTATGAGCTGGTTAGATACCCCAGGCGTACCTGTAGCAGGCAGCAGAGATATATCGCCTTCAGCGCTTCAACCTGCTGGCTATCGGCAATTCAGAAACATTAGCGCAGTTCAGGCATTAAACCCTCCGGTTGGCGCATCTATTGCTCTGATTCAGTGTGAGGGCGTAGATTTCAGATGGACAGATGATGGTGTGACAGCACCAAATCCTACTGTTGGAATGTATCTTGTAGCCCAGACTATTCTTGCTTATACGGGAGATTTGAATAAGATCAAATTTATTCCTGTTTCAGGTTCTGGCACATTGAACATCAGTTACTACAGGTAAAGATATGTTCCAAGTTGGGTGGATGTTTTCAAACTCTCTCGGTATGTTCTATCAGAGCATACAGAAAGTTGGACCAGCTCCTCCGCCTCCAACGGCTACGGAATTGGTTACTCAGGCTGGTGATTACTTATTAACGGATAGCGGCGATTACATAGTGGTGCAATAGCATGGGAACAAAGACAATCACTCAATTACCAGCGGCATCACTTCCGCTAGTAGGTACAGAGCTTCTACCGCTTGACCAAGGTTCGACAACTGCTAATGTAACGGTTGCAAACCTGTTTAAATCCCCGGCTTATGGCGTTACGGTTACGACAACTAATGGTTTAACTACCACGCTAACGAACGCATCGACCTATTATCAGGTCTTTACTGGTACTTTTAATCAGATCATTAAGCTTCCAGACGAAACCACAATGAAGGTAGGCGCTGGATTCTGTATTCAGAATAATTCCACGCAGGGTCTTATTGTCGAAGATTCTGCTACAAATCTTGTATATACCATCCCATCTGCTGGCGCTATTGCGCTTTATACGACAAATAACGCATCCGCCACAGGCAACTGGCAGGTTAATGTTTACATTCCCTCTCAGACTTCTGCGGGTCCTGTTCATTTCGGCACTGCTGGTCTTGATATGGCGGGGGGAGCCATTGTTGCTGCATCCATCGGCACAACATCCCCAAATACAGGCACGTTTACGCGGCTGGCTTACAACAATGAAGCTCCGGGATATACGGCGGTTACTTCAGCCTTTGGCACAACCGTACTTACGGTTAATTCTACTTATTATCAGAATATAATTGGATCAAGCCCACAGACCATCCAACTTCCTGATGAAACTACCATTCCAATTGGTTTCGGCTTTTGTATTTCGACCATCAGCAATACAGCCGGTGTTGTCACTGTAGTAGATGCCGCATCTTCAACGCTGGCAACTATGCAGCCGGGTACGGTCCTTTACTTTACGTCAACGAGCAATACCATATCTAGTGGGGGTTGGATCTCGTCCGCAGCTGTGCCGACTAATATGGCAAACGGCCCAATTGCTTGGGGATCTGCTCGGCTCAACATGAATGGCAATGTCATTGATAACGCTGTTATCAATCCATCATTCCCTCAAAACGGCAACTTCTCATTGCTTACGTATACCAATCAGCAGCCAAACGTAAACAATATTAATTCTACGGGCGGAACAACGGTTCTAACATACGCTTCAGCTTATATTCAGCGTATTACTGGCACAAACACACAGACCCTCCAGCTTCCTGATGAAAATGTTGTTGGCGTTGGTTTTGGTTTTATTATCGACAATGACTCGACGCAGAACGTAACTATCAATAACAGCGATGCGACCTTCTTGGCTACGATTGTTCCGGGGATGGCGATTTATATCTACTCAGATCAGAGCGGAGCGGCGAAAGGTAACTGGACTGGCTATATATTTGCTCCGGGTTTTGGCGCTAACGGCCTTGTCCAGTGGGGTTCAACTGGCCTCAACATGGGTAACAACAAGATCGACAATGCTCAGATTGGTTCTGTAACGCCTAACACAGGCTCGTTCACAACATTGAACACAACAGGAGTTGTAACCCACAACACTGGAGCAAACAATCAGAGCTATACAACTACTGGCGCTGGAACAATTGCAATATCTGCCGGAACAACCGGTAATATCAACAATATGTCTATTGGGGCAACAACCCCGGCAACTGGCGCATTTACTACGCTGACATATAACAACGCATCAGAAGGTATCGCAACTACAGCAACGGCAGCGGGAACTACCACACTAACCTCAGCATCCGCTTACTACCAGAGATTTACTGGATCAACGACCCAGACGGTGGTATTACCTAGCGAAACAACGATTGCTGCTGGTGTTGGGTATTTAATCGCTAATGAATCTACTGGCGCTGTAACCGTACAGGATTCTACTCCGACTACACTGATTGTTGTTCCGGCGGGTGGTTCGGTCACGTTCCTATCTAAATCAAACGCTACGGCTACGGGCAACTGGGCGGTCGGTGTGGTTACTCCATCTACCACTGGCGCTAACTATACGCAGTTTGGTACAGCTGGCCTCACAGCTGTAGGTACAGCACAGAACATCAACAACTTTAACGTTGGCGCTACCACTGCTGGTACTGGTCGGTTCTCTACGCTTACGGCAACAACATCTTTATCATACCCTACCGTCGTTGCAGGTAACGTGGGCGACGCTTCAACAGGTAAATCCACAGCGGCAACAAACATTGCCGCGACCGCAACGCCAACAACAGGCGGCGTTACAATGGCCTCTCAGACGGCGGCCACAACAGGAACATGGAAGGTAACGGCATACGGTAACTTTGTCGCTGCAAGCTCTGCTACAACCAGAAACGCGGTAATCACTCCTTATTGGGGAACCACGGCTCTTCCTGCAATTACTGTTGCGGTACTAATAAGCACAGCCAAGACAACCAACTGGTCATGCGAGTTCGAGCTTGTTTCAACTAGCACCACAGCTGTCTGGACAAGCGGAATATTGACTGAATCCATTGTGGCGGCTGGTTTAAACATTGACCAGAATACTCCCGCATCAACCACGGTAACAACAGGCGCACAGACATTAGATCTTAGGTTCTCTATGTCAACAGTGGTTGCAGGCGATGCTTGGAACGTCACTCAGGTTGTATTCCAGCGCATTAAGTAAGAGGGTTCATAATGTCCAATCTTGGCCCGCAAAATATTAATTTATCCTTTAATGGTCTGTTGCAAGCACCAGGTGGACTAACAAGCGCACCTCAACCTGTTACAGATGGCAATGGAAATGTTTCTGATTTGCAAATAGCATTATCAGGTTCTAGTATTCCAAACCTTTCTAATGGGGTTGCAGGACAGATTCCCTATCAGACAGGTGATGGATTAACTGGCTTTGCTCCGATTGGTTCTCCAGGTCAGGTATTAACTTCAAATGGTACTGGTACTCCTTATTGGAGTTCTGGTGGATCAGCTACAACAGCAACATCCATAGCTGGCGGTGGCGCTGGTCAAATTGTTTATCAAGCATCTACCGCAAATTCTGCTTTTGTTCCTGTTGGTTCAACTGGTTCATTAATGACAGCCAACGGAACGCTTGCACCTTCATGGGTAAATCCGGCCTCTGTACTAGTAGGGCTTGCAAGTAATATTAATGGTGGATTGACTGGATCTATTCCTTATCAAAGCGCACCAAACACAACTACATTCCTAAATCCTGGCAACACAGGGCAGCTTTTACGCTCAAACGGTGTTGGCGCTAACCCGTCATGGGAAAGCAATATAACCATGTCCTCTACGGGACAAGTTAATTTTACAGGTCTTGCTACAGCTCCGGCTGGAACGGCGGGAGATATTTACTACAACAGTACAAGTAATCAGTTCCAGTATTACAATGGAACTACTTGGACATTGGTTGGTGGTGCTACTGTAACCGATGACACTTCAACTACATCCACTCGGTATCCACTATTTTCTAATGCTACATCTGGAACAGTAACATCTGTTTATACTTCTAGTTCTGAATACAATTATTTACCAAGCACAGGTGAATTAAGCGCATCGGCACATATTTCAACAAATGGTTTCACTGTAAACTCAAAAACAGTCAGTAAAAGTTATACAATTGCTTCAGGAAATAGCGCAGTATCAGCTGGGCCTATAACAATCAATTCAGGCGTAACAGTTACAATATCCAGTGGGTCACACTGGGTTGTAGTTTAAGAGGTTTATATGGCATACGGCAATGTGTATGTAGATGGTGTTCAATCTTCAACAGCGGGAACACCACCGTTATTTTATGATGGTAATAGCACTCAGATAGGGACGCTTTGCAGGGCGTGGGTGAATTTTAATAGCACCGGAGCAATTAGGGCGTCTTTTAATGTAAGTTCAATCACTGTTGTTTCAACTGGAACTTACACGGTCAATTTCGCTACGGCTATGTCGGACACAAACTACAATTTGGTGGGAATGTCTACCTTAAACCAAGCATCGATTGGTGGAGTTATTGCTTTAGGAGCTTCTTCCGTTGGAGTACCAAACACATTAACTACTGGCGCTGTTGGGGTTATAACCACAAACGCAGCAACTGGTGCTCCCGCATCGTTACCTTATAACTATATCTCAGTATTCCGCTAAGAGGTAAATAAAAATGGTATGTACAGTTAATGCTTCAACCTCTTCTAGCGCAATCGTATCGACTGCGGACGGGTCAGGTGTTTTAAAAGTCCAGAGTAATGGCGTCACAACTAATGCGCTGGCTTGGGTTAATTTTGGGTATGTGGCTTCGGCTATTACGGTTAGGGCGCAATACAACGTCAGCAGTATTACTAGGGTTGGAACTGGGGCATTTCAGATAAATTTTACAACGGCGACAACAGACGCCAATTACAGTGTATTTAGTATGTCCAATCAAGTTACTTTAATTACAAATGGAAGAAATGCCAGTGGGGTTGGAACGGCAAACACCACATCATTATGTCAAGTAGGAATCTATACAACTGCCAGTGCTGGAGTTGACCCATACGATTGCTATGTCTCAGTATTCGGAAACTAACAGGACAAACAAATGACTCAAGTAATCATCTATTCGACCCCAAACAACAATGTCGCGGTGTGCGTTCCTACTGGCGAACTTCCAATCGCTGACGTACTGGCTAAAGACGCTCCAGCTGGGGCAATCATCGTTGACGATTCAACGCTTCCACAGGGCGATGACAGCGCGTTCTTCGATGCGTGGGTTCTAGCTGACGGTGCGGTATCAGTCGATCTCACCAAGGCCAAAGCGATTGCAACGGCTAATCTCAACTCTCTAGCCAAAGCAGAAGCCCAGCACAGGTTCACCAACGCTTCAATCGGACTCGACAACGTGCTGAGTGACGCTGACTGGATTGCATTGATTGACACGGCTCGTAGCGCGATCACAGCCAGTGCAGATACTACGGCTCTTGTTGCGTCTGTGGCTCCGGTTAACGCTGCGATTGAGGCGAACAAATGAGCATTACGCTTGATGGATCTAATGTAAGCACTGTTGGGGTTATTAACTCTGGAACGGCTCAGGCTACTACGTCTGGCACGATCATTACGTTCACGGGTATTCCGGCTGGCGTTAAGCGAATAACTATGATGTTTAATGAAGTAAGCACGAGCGGCACAAGCACTCCAATAGTTCAAATTGGTTCTGGGTCTATTCAGACTACTTCATATGTATCAACTGGTGGTGAATTCAATGGTTCAAACACTACAGCTACAGCATCTTCAACGGCGGGCTTTATTATTAGATCTGCTGGAGCAGCTAACGCCATAAGCGGGGCGATGCGCTTAGAACTCGTCGGGTCAAATTTGTGGGTATCTAGCCATTCCGTAAAAACCACCGGAACAAGCGTTGCAACTGGTGGTGGAGCTGTTTCTTTATCAGGAACTCTAGACCGCATAGCCCTGACCACAGTAAACGGCACAGACACCTTTGACGCTGGCTCAATCAACATTCTTTACGAATAAATAATTATGGCATCAGAACTTTTCCAGATTACCTTTATACCTCCAGTTGGTGCGACTCTAGGTGATGCAGTTGCACAAGTGTTTATCGGTGGGACCAGTTCTGTTGCGGTTGTTTATGAAGATGCAGGGCTTACAACACCTTTAACCGAACCGTTAAAAATTACTGACAATCAACTGACTTTTTATGTAGATAACTCAACCACATATGATATGTTCATTGCTGGAGGTAATCTATCTCACGGGCAAAAGATTGTTGATATATTTTCCTTACCTGGTTCTGTATGGGAACTTAATCAAGAGCTCTGGCAGGATGATCCTGCTATTTGGGGCGCTGTTAATCCGGCTCCTATTGCCACTAGAACAACAAACAATGTAGGACAGCTCTACACAGGCTACGATATTATTCGTGCCGCTATGAGGCTAATACAGGTTTCAGCGGTTGACGTTGATTTGACCGCATCAGAATTGAAAGATGGCCTAGAATCACTCAACAGAATGTTGGATTCATGGTCACTAGATGAATTGATGCTGTATGAGGTTAAGCGTGAGACTTTTCCGCTTATAGCTGCTCAGAACCCATACACTATAGGAATCGGTGGTCTTTGGAACACAGTCAGGCCATCAAAGATTGTAGACGCTTATTTAACACTGACTAATGGGTCAATTCCTGTTGATTACCCCATGCAGGTTATTGGGTATGATGACTATAACGCAATCAGGCTTAAAACGCTTCAGACCAATTTCCCCGGTTACTTGTATTATCAACCAAGTTTCCCTATAGCTGAGTGTTACATTTATCCGCTTTACGCTAATAACGGCGCATCTACTGCACCCGGCACAATTACACTTACAAGCTGGAAGCCTTTTAGCATTATCCTAGATCCTTCTGATCCAATTCAGCTCCCACCAGGCTATTGGGAAGCAATTGTGTTCAATCTAGCAACTCGCATTGCAGAGGAATATCAGTTTGATATTAGACCCACAACCGTTGCTTTGGGTACGTCAGCTTTAATGCGTTTAAAGCGCATGAATCAGAGAACTAATACCCTTAGAACGGATGTGGCGCTGATGAATACGTCACAATTGAGATACAATATATTTTCGGACGGATATGGCCGATGAAATATTATAGTACGTGTGTATATGTTTTGCCTTTAATTAACATTTGGATTGCCACCCAAGAGGTTTTGTTACCCATTAAATTTCGTATTTTATGGTAGCCAATACCTTCTTTATGAAATTTTCTAATTGTTCTGACTTCTTCATCAGTATAATTAGCTCTCCAATGATTATTGTGTCCTCTTGGGCGCAAGGCTTTTCCGTTAAGTTCGTCATAAAAATGTTGAGAATTTTCGGATGGTGTAACCCATTCAAGATTATCTGGTTTATTATTGAGTTTATTTCCGTCTTTATGGTTTACACAATGATTGGAAGTTGGTGGCTCTCCATGATAAGCAAGACAAACAAGCCTATGAACTCTTGTGTACAACCGTTCTCCATCTTTGCGAACTTCAATTGCTTCGTAGCCTTTATTCAAAACTGTAGCAAGCGGGCGTTTCAACTTGTGGCTAATAATTTTTCCGTCCTCTGTAGCGTAATAAGGAAAATCAAGATTTGGAATCAATTTCATGACAAGATCCATAAAATGTTGTATGTAAAGTATAACATTAACGGAGGATTTGTCTAATGCCAGCAACTATGCAACTTCCTATTCTTGGCCCAGGCATTTCAGGCAAATCTCGTGCTGTAACGGCTCAGAAACGTCAAAATATCTATATGGAGGTCAAGGCAGAGGCGGATAAGTCTCGTCTTGTCGCTTATGGAACTCCTGGTCTAACTCTTCAAGCTAATGTAGGCATTTACCCTATTAGAGGTATCTGGTGGTATCAACCTTCTGACTTTATGTTAGCGGTTGCAGGCGCTGATGTGTATGAAATTGATGCTAACTGGACCGTAACAAGGGTGGGAGAGTTACTGACCAATTCCGGCAACGTCAGCATGTCTGACAATGCCTCACAGATTATGATTGTTGATGGTGAATATGGTTATGTTTATCAAGAAACAACACCTGATTTAGTTTATTCGCAATCAGGTACTACAGTAACGGTTACAGAAAACACCACCAACAGACACACGGGTGATTCTGTTGAAATTGATGTTCAAAGCGGAACATTAGCTGATGGTACTTATACTGTTCAAATGATCACTAGTTTAGCAACTGCTATGGTTGCTAATTCTACTTACAGAATTGAAACGATTGGCACATCAGATTTCACGCTAGTAGGGGCTGCAACCAATACCGTTGGTACAATCTTTATGGCCACAGGGCCAACACCAGGAACCGGCACAGTATGCAATGCTAATCAATGGCAGTTCACAGCAACAACAAGCGCAATCACAAGCGGAAACCTAAAGGTTGTTAATAACTTTAGGCAGATTACAGATGCAGGGTTTCCTGGTGGTACTACGGTTGTCTTCAACGATTCCTATTTTATTGTAAATAAGCCCGATACGCGACAATTTTACATATCTAACCAATATGACGCTTTCACTTGGAACGCTTTAAATTTTGCCTCTAAGGAAGCCTATACCGATAATTTGAGTGCTATTGCCATTGATAACGGTAACTTAGCGCTTTTGGGTGTAATCTCTTACGAATATTGGCAAGATGTTGGTGCTTATCCTTTTCCTTATTTGCGTATTTCTGGCTCTCCGAATGATTTCGGCGTGGTGTCGCCTTGGACAATTGCTAGAGTCAATGGCTCCATGTACTTTCTGGCCAGAGCAAGACGAGGCGGAATCTCAGTAGTTACCATTCAAAACTACTTGCCTGTTGTTGTTTCACCTCCTGATCTTGATTATCTGTTTAGCAGTTATGAGGATCCTGGTGACGCTGTAGCCTTTGGATACCGTCAAAATGGACATGAATTTTATCAAATCAGCTTCCAAACCGCCGGTATTACATGGTTGTTTGATGCTACATCGAACATGTGGAGCCAACTGGTCAGTTACAACGATACAAGGCACTACGGCAACAAAGGTACTCAGTTTAATTATCAAAATATTGTCACGGATTACCGGAACGGCAATATCTACGCATTAGATCCGACTCAATACACGGATAATGGGTTTCCCATTGTGCGGGAGCTAATAACCCCGCATTTTTTTAAAGGTGACAGTTTCAACAAGTTGCACATCTATAGATTGCGTCTTGATATGGAACAAGGTGTAGGTACGTCAGGTGGTCAGGGGCAAAATCCACAAGTGATGCTACAAGTATCAAGGGACGGTGGTTTTACGTGGGGCATGGAAATGTGGACTAACTTTGGTGATCAGGGTGAGTTCTTAAAGCGCGCAGAATGGAGAAGGCTTGGAGTATCAAGAAACTATGTGTTCAAGTTCCGCATTTCAGATCCAGTTAAAGTGGTTCTGATGAGTGCAGCAGCTTATGCGACAGAGGCGCAAAAGTAATGGCATTTCAACAGCCACCGTTTCGATCTTCTCCATTATCACAGAATGGTCAGATGGCGCTTGCATGGACGCAATGGTTTCAACAAGTTCAAGATCAATTAAGTTATCAGGGAAGCCCTGTTATTGACGGTGGAACGCCTAGTTCAGTCTACGGTGGTTCTGTAACCGCAATAAATGGAGGTTCAGTAGTTACTAGCGGGAAACCAGTATGACGGTTCAAATTCAGTTGAGAAGAGGTCTAGCGTCTGAATGGTCTACGGCTAACCCAACGCTTGCATCCGGAGAAATGGGTGTTGAAACTGATACCCATAAATTTAAAGTGGGTGATGGCTCTACTAAATGGAACCTTTTACCTTATTCTTCTGGCTCTGTTGGCGCTACTGGTCCTACTTCTACTGTTCCTGGTCCACCAGGTTCTACGGGGCCGACTGGATCAATTGGTGTTACAGGCGCGACTGGCCCCGCTTCAACAATCCCTGGGGCAACAGGCGCTACTGGTTTAATTGGAAATACAGGTTCCACTGGCGCCACAGGCATCGGGATTACAGGTGCGACTGGCTTAACCGGCAGTACTGGGGCAACTGGCGTAGGTATTACTGGCGCAACAGGTATCGGTATTACAGGTGCTACGGGGCCACAAGGCACATCAATTAACATTAAGGGTTCTGTAGCTAATCCAAGTTTACTTCCAACTACCGGAAACAATGTAAATGATGCTTACATTGTCGATTCCAACGGTGATTTGTACATCTGGACTGCTGCGCTTATTTGGAACAATGTTGGCCAGATTGTTGGCCCACAAGGATTATCTGGTCCAACTGGTCCAACAGGTATCGGTATTACAGGCGCTACGGGGCCACAAGGCGCAACGGGTATTGGGATTACAGGAGCTACAGGTATTGGAATTACCGGAGCAACAGGCCCACAAGGCGCTACTGGTATTGGAACTACGGGCGCAACAGGAATTGGTATTACTGGCGCTACAGGATTGCAAGGAATTACTGGCGCAACTGGCCTTTCATTTACCGGACCCACTGGTGCTACAGGCCCAGCGGGGGTTGGTGGTGCGTTAGGTTATTGGGGTTCGTTCTATGATACAACCACACAAACGCTTGTTAATACAACAACCGCTTATGCTATAAATCTTAGTAACACAGACCCCAATAGCAACGGCGTCAGTATTGTTAGTGGAAATAGAATCACGTTTTCTTCCGGTGGTGTCTACAACATCCAATATTCGCTACAGGCCGTAAACACAGATTCACAGATCCACAATATTAGTGTATGGCTTAGACAAAACGGTGTTGACGTTGCTGATACTAATAGTTATTACGCTATTACATCGGCGCATGGTTCAAGTAATGGATACACCATTCTTGCAATCAATTATGTTTTAAGGATTACATCAGGCGATTATTTGCAATTGATGTGGTCAGGCGATAGCACAATGCTTCAGCTACAGACATTCCCTGCTGGAACTTCTCCAGTTAACCCTGTTTCACCATGCGCTATTGTTACCGCATCTCAGGTGATGTATACGCAAATTGGCCCAACTGGAGCAACCGGAATTGCGGGTATTGGAACCACCGGAGCAACTGGGGCAACGGGTATTGGAATAACCGGCGCTACCGGCGCTTCTGGAATAGGCGTAACGGGTGCAACTGGCGTTACAGGACCCGCTGGCGTGGGCACAACTGGCGCAACAGGGGTAACAGGCGCTACCGGAATAGGCGTTACAGGAGCTACAGGACCGTATTCAACTGTTTCTAATGATACCGCAACCACAACCGCATTATATCCAATATTTGTAACCGCAACTTCTGGAGCTATTACAAACTCTTATACAAGTAACGCTAAATATTTGTACAAACCAAGCACAGGGGAATTAACCTCTGTTGCTATGATTTCAAGCAATGGAATTACTGTAAACTCCAAAACTATTGGTATAAGTTATACAATAGCTACAGGGCAAAATGGTATTTCCGCTGGACCTGTTACGATTAGCTCTGGAATTGTTGTAACTGTAAGTTCTGGCAGCACTTGGAAAATTGTATGAAGTTGCATTTATTAGGTCTGTTCCACACTGTTCCAACTCCAGAATATAGTCACTGTGCGTTTACTGGGAGAATATATCGGTTTGGTAAAATGATGCTCCCCTATGGGTATGAGGTCATTGAGTACAGCAACGAAGGATCAACATCACAGGCATCCGAGCATGTGGTGATATTGAAGAAGGACGAGTTTAAAGAGTTAAAAGCTAAAATGAATTCAGCACCACCTCACGGTGAGGCAAACCTTGATTCCGATATTTATAGGGCTTTTTCTGCGAGATTAAAAAATGAATTGGCTAAAAGAATTATGCCTGGAGATATTGTTTGTCATCCTTTTGGCGTTACTCATGCTGACTTGGCTACTTTGTTTCCTTTCGCCAAACACGTGGAAATTGGTATAGGTTATCCAGATTGCGGATTAGATTTAAGAATCTATGAGACTTATCAATGGTGGTCATGGCATCAAGGCAAGGAACAAAAGCAAGGCAACTCATATCAATGGGTGTGCCCTATGGGTTATGACTTAGATGACTGGAAACCAAGTTATGAGCAAGGTAAATACCTGCTTTATTTTGGAAGAGTCATTGAGTGTAAAGGATTACAAACCGTAAAAGAGATTGCAAGGCATGTAGATATGCCGGTAGTGATGTGTGGTTCTGGTTATCCTGAGTTATTTCTAGATCCAGAAATACCTAACTTGACGTACCGTGAGCCTGTCACTGGTTTGGCCCGTAGTGAGCTTCTAAGGAACGCATACGCTATGGTTATGCCAACACAATACTGTGAACCTTTTGGCGGTGCAGGTGTTGAAGGTATGTTATGCGGTACTCCATTACTAGGGTCTGATTATGGAGCCTTTTCTGAGACTATCGAGCATGGGGTTACCGGGTTCAGGTGCAAGACATTAGGCGATTGGGTTACAGCGGTAGAGTTTGCATGGCAATTAGATAGAGAAAAAATTGCTCTGAAAACAAGAGAAAAGTACTCTCTTGAGAATGTAGGCGCACAAATGGACCGAATCTTTAAGCAGATCAACAATTTGAATGACAAAGGGTGGTATACGTTAGATCCAACTTTTGCTATATTATAAATATCTCTGGAGGTCAATATGCCGTTAAAAAAAGGTTCTTCACAAAAGACAATCAGCAAGAACATTGCTACAGAAGTTAAAGCCGGTAAGCCGGTCAAACAAGCAGCCGCAATTGCTTACTCTGAAGCTCGTAAAAGTAAAGCCGGTTGTTGTAAAAAGAAATGATTGATTTTATGGTAATTGGATTACCGCGCTCAGGCACAGCTTGGGCCGCTAATCTTTTCACCACTGATGTTAGTTTGTGTTGGCATGAAAGTTTTATTTATCACACGTTAAATGAATTAGATCAACAAGGGTTTGGTTTAAAATTTGGAATAGCTGAAACAAGCGCAATTTATCAAATTGAAGCTATTAATGCTCATTCAGCACCAAAATTAATTATTGAACGTTCATTAACTGAAATAAACGATTCTTTAAAGAAAATGGAGTTTCCTTTAATGCCAGATGACTCAATAGACATGTTAAATCAGATTGAAGGTTACAGGATACAGTTTAAGGATCTTTTTGACCCTGCTGTAATGTCTAAAGTGTGCAGGACTGTATTTGGTTTGCCGTTTAACATCCATAGATTTAATTTGTTATGCGATATGAACGTGCAAAACCACACAGCAATTGAACTTGTGAGGGAAATGGTTTGAACAATGTGTTGTCGATAGGTGCAGTAGATCACATTCCGGCATTACTTCAAATCAAGCAGAATCCACAACTGTGGAATATGTACACAAACCGTACTGAACGGTATGATAGTCCTCATACGGGAATATCAGACATTTGGGTGCGATATAGGGATTACGCAGAGTTTAATGGTTCATGGTCTGATTTTAATGAAGAACATGATCCTGTATGGTATGAAGCAGCACAACAATTACCTGCTGTAAAAGATTTAGCTTTTCAAATTATGAGCCGCGTTCAAGGTGAAAGACTTGGCGGCATACTCATTACACGGATACCTTCAGGTGGTTTCGTGGCTCCTCATGTTGACGTTAGTTGGCATGCAGCGTATTACGATAAATATGCAATTCAGCTTGAAGCACATCCAAATCAAGCGTTTTGCTTTGAGGAAGGCGAATATTCTGCTCAACCTGGTGAGGTTTATTGGTTTAACAACCAAGTAACTCATTGGGTGCGGAATGATTCACCTGTAGACAGAATCACACTTATTATTTGCATACGATCAGATAGGAGGCGTTTATGCCATTCGCAGTAGCAGGAGCCGCAATTGGGGCTGGCGTAAGCGCAGCCGGAGCCAGTAGTGCTGCGGACGCAGCCCAACAGCAAGCGCAAGCTCAACTTGACTTTGAAAAACAGATTTATCAACAAGCGCAACAAAACTTACAGCCTTATATTAGTTTTGGGCAAACAAACGTCCCTAACTATCAAACAGCTATAAATCAATATATGGGCGCCGTTCCATCCATGACAACGCCTTATGGAATGTCTCAATATCAGCAAAGTCCATTGTATACGCCAATGGTCAATAATCTTGCAGAATTACAAGCTACTCCAGGCTATCAAATGCAATTACAACAAGGATTGCAAGCTATTAACAATTCTTCTGCGGCTAAGGGTGGCTTACTTTCGGGTGCAAATGAAATGGCCCTTAACAATTACGCTCAAAACCAAGCGGCTACAGGTTTCCAAAACGCTTGGCAAAGAGCTCAAACCGCATACGGTAATGCGTTTAATCAAAATTTACAAGGACAACAACAAACTGCGAATGTTTTAGGTCAACAGGCCAATATTACTGGAACAGGCGCAGGTGTTGGATTAAACGCTGCTGGACAACTTGCGGGGATTGGTCAAAGCCCTGCTATTAGTAACGCATATCAAAATCTTGGTAATGCTAATGCAGCAGCCGCTGGCGCTCCTTATGCGGCTATTGGTCAAGGTATTGGAAACATTGGATCATCTTTAGGATCGGCTTATGGTAGTGGCAACTTATCAAGTTTAGGAAATTATTTTTCTGGCATTAATGGTTCTAACATGGGTAATGTTGTTAGCCCAGTTAGTCAGCAAACATTGCAAAGCCAATTTGCAAATGCCCCCGCGTATTTTTAAGGTTTTGAGGATAATGTAATGTCTGACTTAACAGAAATCATGCGGATGATTTATGCGTCCCAACCAACAGGCCAAGAATTTTATCAAGGTTTAAAAAATTCACGTTCTTCTCAAATGGATCAAATGGCTTTGGAAAAAGCGCAAGAAGATTTAACAGCGGAACGCGGTTTAAGAAAACTGTTTGCTGAATCTGGTGGTATACCATCTTATGAACAAATTGGTGCTTATAACCCAAAAATGGCTATGGAAATGCAACAACTTGGTTTAGAAAACCGAGCAAAAGAGGCGCAAATAAGGCAGGCAGAAGCATCAACCGCAAAAACCGGCATGGAAATGGATGCTTCTCAACAAGAGTATGTATCTAAAGTGTTTGGACCTATTGCAGAAGAGGCTTTAAAAACAGGAGACATGCAAGCGTACAATAGAAAAATTGGTGCAGCTGCTTCTGATTTAAGAAGTAAAGGCTTTAATTTACCTGCCAATTTTAACCCACAAGAACACACGCCTGATCAGGTAATGATTAATGCTTTGGGCCGTGGGTACAAATCTCCTTGGATGGAAAGCCAATTATCTGTTGATCGTGAACGAGCCATTCGTGGTCTTCCTCCAGCCTTTACCCCAGAAGAATATAGAGGAAAAGTTACGCAAAACCAAACAACAGGCGCTCCTGAATTGCTTCCTCCAAATCCAAATGTGCGTAAATCTGGGCCAATGTCTGATAAATATGGCCCTGCTCCAGAGTCAAGCGTTTATAACGTATATGAATCCGGTGATGGTCAGAAAATTCCTACAGCCGGTTCAACTGATATTGCAGCAGAAAAAGCCCGTATTGCAGAAGAAGAAGCGACTGCTAGAAAACGGGGCGAAATTAAAGCAACAGAACGCCAAACAGCAGAAGAAAAAGCTATGACTCTATCCAGCATAGCTAATGAAGACGTTGAGGGATTGATTGATAAATCCATTGCGAGTAAAGCTGAACGTATGGCTAAAGGCTCTGATATTGGCGCAGCTTCAATGGGTCAATCTACTGAAGCATTTGAGGCTAGTGAAAGATTAAAAGTGATTGGCGCTCAACTTAGAGCAATGTCTAAGGACATTATTGGCGCAGGTCCAATGTCAGATAAAGACCAAGAGTTGTTGCGTGAAGCCGCTGCAAACATTGCTTCGGATATTCCCGCTGCCGCTCGTAAAGAATCATTCAAGACATTTATGCGTCTTGCTAAAGCTAAAATGCAAAAATACCCAGAATTAGCTGCAAAAATTGGTAATATTAATGAATCTTCAAATGCTCCTGCAATTGGCGCAATTGAAGATGGTCATGAATTTATGGGTGGAGATCCGGCTGATCCAAAAAACTGGAGGGCTAAATAATGGCTGGTCCTTGGGAAAAATATGCGGAACCCAGCGCAAGTAAGCCTTGGGAAAAATACGGTTCTTCTGAAACTAAAAAAGAATTGAAGCGAAACGATATAGGTAGCTTATCAGAAGGCATGAGGCTACGTTTATCTAAACAATTGATTGGCGCACAAGAAATTGGTTCAGACATTGGGCGCATGATGTCAGGTGAAATGGGGAAAGAATATTCACCTTATCGTGAGTTTGTGCAAAAGAAAGGAGAAGAACTTAATAGGCAATCTGAAAATGCACCATCGTTAACTAAGGTGGGTGATGTTGGAATGATGGCCCTAGAAAGTATGGCAGTTCCTTATGGAGCAACCACAACAGCGGGGAGAATTGGCCTTAATGCTTTATTAGGTGGCGCACAAGCTGGTTTAAGCCCTTATGCAAACGCTTTTGAACGATCACAAGCAACAGCCACAGGCGCTGCGGGTGGAGCTTTAGTACCTGAAGTTATTGGACCGGTTGCAAAAGGAATAACCGGCATAGCTAAATACGGGCGTGGAATTATCAACCCACAGTACGGAGCTCTAAGAGAAATATCTAGGGAAACAGGTGGTGCAGCGCTTCCAAGAGAATTATCTAGTGTGTATGGAAATACCCCACCACCAGGACAGGCTGGTCCTGTTTTGCCTCCATTTGGACGCGCTGAAGGCATAAAACCGACTGTTGGCATGATTACAGATGATCCTAAATTGTTAGAGCTTGAAATGAACGCTCGCAATAGAGCTCCTGCTGATTTTATGCAACGTGATATTGAGAATCAGCAAGCCATCATTGCTGGTTTAGAAAAGAGAGCTTTAACAGGTGAGCAAGAGCGCTTGGCTATGGAAAAGCTTAACGAAGAAACAGGAGCCTTAAGACAAGGCGCTTTTGAAAAGGCTAGAAAGTCTCCTACTGTTTTTGAAATGACTGCACCATTAACCGAGACAATATCAGAAATGCGCGTTCGTCCTGGTGAGGTTGGAAGGGCTTCACCTCCGTTGCAAAGCACAATTAAAGCAACTGAACGTTCTGCTTTAGGTGGACCCGAAGGTGCAGGTTATGCAAATGGTCCTGATCCATCTGATTTATATGCAGCTAGAAAGCAAATTGATGACGCTTTACGAGGTATGGCCGGTCCTAACGACAGGCTGGCTAATGCAATTAAATCCAATCGTAAAGGTGCAATGGAACTAAAATCAGCGCTAGATGAAGGATTAAGCGCTGCGAGTCAGGGGGAGTGGGACAAATACTTATCAACTTATGTTAATAAGATTAAACCCATTGAAGAGGGTAGAGCGTTTAGAGATGTTCTAGACATGTTTAAGAACGCTCCTGTTATTCCTGGAACTACCATCCGCTCTATTACACCATACAAAATGCGTAAAGCAGCATCAGACGTTACCACTAAAGAATTAGGCGCGTCTGAAATTGACCGTCTAAGCCCATCAGGGCGCGGTTTCCTAGATGACGCTGCAATGGCTATGTCTGCTTTAGAAAACGCTCAGAAAGGCGCTCGTGCGGTTTCTGGTTCACCTACCGCAACGTATCTAACTTCTCTAATGAAGTCTGGATTAGTGCCTGGTGGTGGCAAGGTAGCAACCGTTATGAATTTAGTAGATGCTCTTGGTAGATCAAGAGGCGCTACTGCTTTAGATGAAGCATTACGCAATCCTGAACAGTTTCAACAGTTATTAAATGCGTATCATGCAGGTCAAGCACCTTCGGGTATTTCTCAAATGTTAGAGCGCACAACAACCAATGTTCCAGAATACCTAAAGCGCAGATTTAGATAAGAGGATTATATATGTCAGCAGCCAATCTATGCCCGATACTTCAAGAAAACCAATGGACCGATAACGCACAGTTTTTGGCTGGTGGTCTTATGTGGTTTTACTATGGTGGAACCACTACACCATTAACGGTTTACACAGATAGCACAGCGTTAACAGCTTGGCCTAACCCGATTCCTCTTAATGCAAGAGGTGAAACAGGTGGTGAAATCTGGCTACAAGCAGGTCAGTATTATAAGATTGTTCTTGAAGGTCCACCACTGTCTGGTCAGACGCATGGCGTAACCATTTCAACCTATGATCAAATCTCAGGCATTAATGATGCAACGCTGTTGCTTTTAACGGGAGATTGGGAAACCTTCGGAGGAACACCAACCTTTCTTACTTCATCAAGCTTTAGTGTAAGCGGTGATAATAGAGCGCTTTTGCAACAGAATCGGAGACTAAAGCTATCTTGTGCTAATGGACTTCAATACGGAACTATATTTTCTGCATCGTTTACTGGAAGTGTTACAAACATAACACTCAGAATGGATGCTGGAAATGCGCTTGATTCTGGATTGTCATCATTCCAGTATGGTTTAATTCAAACAAATCCCTCTAGTATTCCTGTTGCAGTTCAAACAGGTACAAGAACATCGGGTTCATCACATCAAATTTACATTGATTATGACGGAACCAATTTAGATTTAGCTGTTGACGGGACTACATTTGGAGCCACTTGGCCGATTAACATTAGTGGCACAGCGGCTATTCAGGTATTACCTGGAAGTGTGATTATGTGGGCGTCTAATACCGCTCCATCCAGTTATTTAGAATGTAATGGTGCTGCTATTTCAAGAACAACCTATGCCACTTTATTTGCGGCCATTGGTACTGTATTTGGCGCTGGTGACGGTAGCACTACGTTTAACATTCCTGATTTACGCGCTCAATTTGTTAGAGGTTGGGATCACGGTCAGAATATTGACCAAACGGCTATATCTGGCACAACCACAAATGGAAGCAACAGTATTACTGGCTTGTCTGCTACTGGATTTATGTTTGTTGGTATGGGTGTTACAGGTTCGGGAGTTCCTTCAGGTTCTACTGTGGCATCTATTGTATCCAGTTCAGCTATTACTATTTCAGCTAACGCCACTGCCAGTTCTACGGTCACACTGACATTCTCAGGTAGAGCGTTTGGATCAAAAGAATCTGGCTCTAACTTGTCACACACACATACAGATAGTGGCCATGCTCATGGCATTTCTCCTGGCGCTGCATCATATAATAATGCGGCTGGTGGTGGTGGTAGTGGTAACGTACAAACGCAATCAAATATAACTGGAACTCAAATTGGTAATGCAAATATTCAAAGTTCTGGCGGACCAGAAAATAGACCTGTCAACGTTGCCTTAATGTATATTATTAAAACATGATTACTTCACAACAAGCTCTTAAAAAATATGGCCCACCTGAAACTGAAAAGTTTATGGTGATTTGGGATGTACCAACTGAGTTAGAACATGGAGCGATACCTAAACGTATATATTGTAACCGCGACCTTGTTGCTCCTTTGGGTATTGCTTTTGCAAATGTTATATCGAGAGGGTTGGCTTCTGAGATTCGTACTTGGGATGGTTGTTTTAATGTTCGCAGGAAGCGGGGCGCTACTTCTAGTTCTCTACACTCTTGGGGAATTGCTATCGACATAAATGCCGCATGGAACCAGTTCGGTAAAAAAGGAAATATGTCTACTGAGTTGGCTCAGTGTTTTATCGATGCTGGCTTTGATTGGGGAGCAACATGGAAAACCCCAGATTTTATGCACTTCCAACTATCAAAAATATAATGAGAGGCGCGGAGATGCAAAAATGGTTGGATTCTGGATTAATTCTTATTGGCGCAGCAATTACGACATGGGCTTTGATTCAGAATCATGATTACCGCATTTCGCAATTAGAGAACAGCTTAGAGTCTCATAAAGACAAACACGAGCAACAAGCTAAAGAAATTGATTTGCGTTTAAGTCGTATTGAGTTGGCCATTGGCCGTATTGAAACAAAACTGGAGGATAGAAGATGAACTTTATTATTTTGGAAGCTATTCAAGCATTTGCTAACTTAATTCTTAGCTCTGATGTATTTGCTAGGATATTAGCTACTGTAGAACGCTGGGCTGATAAAGAAATTGATGACGCTTCTAAGCGTGCAGGTGTGCTTGCTGAACTGGAGATTATTGGTCTTCAATTGTTGCAATGGGAGGCTAATTTAGGTGTAGAATTAGCCGTTGCTTATTTAAAAAAGAGAGAAACTAAATGAAACAATTTATTTTGAATAGACTGGGTGAATTATCAACTTGGCGCGGAATTATGTTAATCATTTCTGCTTTTGGTTTATATGAATTAACAGATGGACAAGAACATGCAATAGAAGCATTAGCCTTGGCAATTTTTGGGGTCTCTCATTTACCGGCTGATGATCTTGGTTCCCTTTTAAAAAAGTGGGAATCGGAATCCAAATAATTGCAGTTTCCGGCTGTGCTACAATAAATTGTGGTTCTGGATTAAATATTGATTTAACTCCACAACACACTATTTATGACATAATTTTACAAATTAAATGCAACTATGAATGAATTTACTCTTACCTTAACTTTGGATGAACTAAATATTGTGTTAGGTGCTTTGCATGCAGGTGCTTACAAGCAGGTAAAGTCCATCATTGAGAAGATTGAGCGTGATGTAACTGAGCAATTAAATAAAGTTACTTCCAACGCTTAATAGCCAAAGCCCCTGTTTAGGGGCTTTACTT